GTGCAAACGCATGCAGTAAAAACCAAGATTATGACGGTACAACATACTGTGACAGAATTTTGGTTAGAAAATATGTCGATAGACAAGAAGCAGATCTTCGAAGATCTCATGAAAGAAAAACTAGCCAACGAAATGGCTAGAACATTGTTGAAGGAAAATCTTGTACTATTTACAAAAGAATCTCATTCGGATAAATTTGATATGATCTATCGTGCCAGATGTTATTTGGCTGATAAAGAAGATGTGGCTTTGATTGCAAATATCAAGTGAGGATAAGATGATAGAAAACGGAATGCTAAAGATCAATACGGCGGCGCAAACAATAAGACCGTATGAAATATATGATCTAGTCAAATCTACGGATCCAGTATTGAAGCAAGTTTGCAAGCCATTTGATTTTGCAAATCCGCCAATTGATCCAATTCATCTTGCGTCATCTCTTTTCGAGACGATGTTCAAGCATAGTGGTCTTGGTTTGGCTGCGCCGCAAGTTGGCATACCTTATCGTGTATTTGTCGTTGGATATGACAATACGAACAAGCAGGTATTCTTCAATCCAGAAATCATTGAAAGATCTCAAAGAGAAGATGATCATCTTGAAGGTTGCTTGACGTTCAAACGTCTATTCTTCAAAGTTTCTCGTCCACAAGAAATCAAGGTCAAGTATCAACACGTTAGTGGTGAATGGAAAGAAGACAAGTTTACTGGTCTTACCGCTCGTTGCATTCAGCACGAATATGATCATCTTGATGGCATTTGCTTTACCGAGAGAGTTGGTAAAACTACTCTGATGATGGCAAGAGAAAAAGAACGCAAGATGCGTATTAAGATGACTAGAAATGATTCAAAGTGAATTCATGTATTGGGATAATCTCATGATGAGTGATAGTGATTTTTTGCATTGGCTTCGCGATAGACTAATCAATGTTCACGGCGAAGACAACATGAGTGATCATATGATTAGACTATATAAGATTGCAAGGAAATTGGAAGATGATGATTCATATTGGAACGAAATAACGAAAAATAAGTATAGAGAAACCGATTGATTTGATGTATAATACGTTTTTTATGGGATGATATGATGTACCAGAAATATACTGTTGCCGATGTAAAAGAGTCTTCAGCGAGAAGACTGTTCAACGTCATTTCCACATTTGCAGGTGGCGGTGGATCTTCCACCGGCTATCGTCTTGCGGGTGGAAATATCATTGCAATCAATGAATTCGTTGAAGAAGCAATCAAGACATACTCGACAAATTTTCCAGATACAAAGATCATTCCCGGCGACATCAAGAAATTGACAGGTAAGGACTTTCTAGAGACGGCTGGTCTAAAGCCAGGTGAACTTGATTTACTTGATGGCTCACCTCCATGCTCTGCATTTTCTGTTGCTGGCAAGAGAGAAAAGGGTTGGGCTGGATATGTCAAAGATACACGCAATTCATATTTTGACGACGAAGGCAATGTCATTGAAGAAGGTGATATTGAAGTTCAAGAAGGTGTTAAGAAGTACTCGGACGGAAAGACTGTCGAGAGTATTGAAAACCTGTTTCTTGAATTCATTCGCATCGCCGAAGAAATCAAGCCAAAGGTAATTGTTGCCGAGAACGTCAAGGGTATCACTTTTGGTGAAGCTAAAGAAAAGCTGTATGAGTTCATCAACTCGTTTGAAAAGATTGGCTATCAAGTAACATATCAAGTCTTGAATGCCGCAGACTTTGGAGTTCCGCAAGGTAGAGAGCGCACTCTTTTCGTATGCATTCGTGAAGATGTTTGTGATGCTCTAGATTTGAACTTTCTGAATATGCATTCAATCGTGTTTCCTAATCCAACACATACAAAGCATGTGACGCTTCGCCAAGCTATCGAAGATGTAGAAAACGATCCAAATGAGATTCAAGAACTCAAGGACTATGTCATGGGAGGATTTCAAAAAGATTGGATCACGAAACTTCCATTCAATCCTACAAGACACACAAAGCCTTCCGACAAGGAATACCGCGATTGGAATCCAAAGGCATCATGTTTCAACATGATTCGTCCATGTCCAGATCTTCCATGTCCTACGTTGACACAACGTGGACAACAGAAATCTGTCTCAGGTGTATTTCACTATGCCGAAAATAGAAAGTTCACGATCAAGGAATTGAAGCGTATCATGAGTCTTCCTGAGGACTTTGTTCTTACTGGTAATTTTGATCAACAAGCCGAACGTATCGGTCGAATGGTCGCGCCCAAGATGATGGCTGCATTGGCAAGCAGCATTTATGAGAATGTTTTGAAACCATATAATGATAGACAAAATACTATGCGATGAACTAGAAAAATCTTCAAAGGATGTCAACGTCGCTGTACTCTTATCCGGCGGCGTTGATAGCATTTCTGTGGCTCTTGCCGCTCATAGGCTGGGTAAGAAGATCACAGCGTATACTTTTCATCTAAAAGATCAACCAACATATGATGCACAAAAAGCAAATGAAATATGCAACATCATGGGTTGGTCATGCAAGACAATAGAAGTTCCAACTGACAACGTATCAAATGATTTCATGCGTCTTCGTCGTGAAATTGAATGTGTAAAGAAGACACACTATGAATGTTGTTTTCCATTTCTATATGTGTATCCACAAATAGAAGAGACCGAAGTTTTGAGTGGATGGGCAGCTGATGGTTACTATGGCGTATCGAAGAAAGCAAACATACACTATAAGCATACGATGGAAAAATTCAACGAGTTTAGAGAAGACTATTTCAAGATTGATCATCGTGCAGGACATCTTTGGCACAAGAAAATTGCCGATAGACACAACAAGACATTCATAACTCCATATCTCACGGATGCAGTAAAAGAATTCTTTTGGAGCAAAGATTGGTACGAACTCAATCAACCATACCAAAAGCATCATGTAGTAGAAGCATTTGTCGAGTTTGCACAGTTTGGTGGTGTCAAGAAGCATATCAATCTGCAACTGGGATCTGGAATAGATAAATTGTTTGACTCTGTTCTGATACCTGATATAATGATCAACTATCGTAAAAGAAAACGTATCATGGACATTTGCAAGGATTGGAGCAATAGATGACACAGAAATTTACCTTTGCCCAGCGCGAAGAGGGCTTTGATAATCACATTAGTCAGTCAATTCGTGGGTACAATGATCTAATTGGTGATGTCATCAATCTTTCGCAGTACTTTGTTGAAAACGATACCATTGTGTACGATATTGGTTGTTCGACGGGCAAGATGCTCAAGGCAATGATTGAACAGAACAAGACTATTGCTCAGAAAGCCCAATATATTGGCATTGAAATCGAAGAAGATTTCTATCCCCATTTTCAAGAATCTGAAAACAATAACATTCCATCAAATCTTGGTTTTTTCTGCGGTGATGTTCGCGAGGTCGAATTTTCAGCCAAGACTTCATTGGTGACATCAATCTTTACCTTGCAATTCATGCCAAGGCAAGATCGTCAAAATGTCATAAACCAAATTTATGACAGTCTAATTCCTGGTGGAGCATTCATCTTTGCTGAAAAGACTTTGTCGAATCATTCCCTAATTCAGGAGATGAGAACCTTCACATACTATGACTTCAAACGTCAGAGTTTTGAGTATGATGATATCATGACCAAGGAAAAGAAGCTTCGTTCCATGTTGAAGGCAAATACCAGAGATGAATTGATCAATATGTGCATTGAGGCAGGATTCAACAAGAATTCAATTGATACATTCTGGCAAAACTATGCATTTACTGGATTCATTGCCATCAAGGACTAATTCGCAATTCCAATATAGATATGTGGTGGACTAAAAAAGTCCTTGTCTTTACCAAAACAGCAGAGTATACTAACCACATGATGACAGAAAACAGCAACTCCCAAATTCATAGGGAAGCCAAGAGTCAGCTTGCGCGTCTCATGGCAAACGAAAACCTGACCGTCGAGCATCGTGCGGTTCGCACGGCGTATTTTGATGTTGAGAAGCGTCTTCTTGTCCTTCCAATTTGGAAGAACATGACTGGCAACATCTATGATACGCTCGTCGGACACGAGGTCGGTCACGCTCTTGACACTCCGCCGTCAGCGGATATTCTAAAGAATGCCATCGAATCGATTGATGCCAAGAACCCTCGCGGTTCCAAGATGTTTTTGAATGTGATCGAAGACGGTCGCATTGAGAAGCTTGTGCGTCGTCGTTATCCTGGTATGCGTCGTTCCTTCTCCCTTGGCTATAAGGATTTGCTGGATCGCAATTTCTTTGGCACCGCTGGACGTAGCATCAAGTCTTACGGTCTGATTGACCGCATCAATCTTCATTTGAAGCTTGGTTCTGCAATCATCATCGACTTCACTCCGGCTGAAAAGAAGCTGGTTGAAATGGCTGAGAATTGCGAAAGCTTTGACGACGTTGTCAAGGCTGCTCAGGCAATCTATACTTATTGTAAGGAACATAAGGAAGATCAGCCTGAGAATGACGAGGAAAACTATTACGACGATTCGGAGTTCTATCCCGATGAGAGTGGTGAGTTTTCCATGCCGTATGAAGACGAGTCTGGCGAGGAGTCTGGTGAAGAATCTGATGAGGTTGACGATTCTTCTTCGGAAAATTCCGATGACTCAGATGAATCCGACAAGTCTGACGGCAAGACTTCGGATGAAGGTTCTGCTGGTGAATCCGGCAAGGACGATGAAGAGGAGGGTTCTTCTGATTCCGAAGATGATGATTCGGAGACCAGTTCTTCCGACGAAGATGAAATTTCCGATCAGGAGACCAAGTCTCCTCTTGATGAGGGATTTAGACAGAATCCGACTTCCGAGACTCAGGAGTCTTGGGAATCCAAGAAGGATGAACTCGTTAGGGAAGGGACCAAGGGCTATGTTTATGTAAACATTCCCGAGGTCAACGGTCATAATTGGATTGTGCCTTACAAGCAGGTTCATGATGGTGGCAATGGCTTCGTCGGTCTTTCTGAGGTGGCTCGTCGCGGCGACATATATGGATTTATTCCTGGTCATACCAAGGAGCAGGTTCTTGCAGAGTGCATCAAGTTCCGTTCGGAGAACGCTGCGGTAATTTCATACATGGTCAAGGAATTTGAGATGCGAAAGGCGGCTGATACCTATTCTCGCTCGTCAATTTCCAAGACTGGTGTGATCAATACCAACAAGCTGCATACCTACAAGTATAATGATGACCTGTTCAAGCGCATCACCAATGTGCCTACCGGAAAGAATCATGGACTTGTCATGTTCATTGATTGGTCTGGATCGATGACAACTTCAATTTCTGGATTGATTGAGCAGCTTGTAAATATGGTCATGTTCTGCAAGCGTGTTCAGATTCCGTTTGACGTTTATGCATTTTCAAATGTATATGGACATAAGAATATGTCCGCCGAAGAGATCAGTGCTATCGAAGCACGTCAGCATTCATACAAGGATGGTGATTTGCTTATCAATTCAAGCTTGTCTCTGCTTCAGTTGCTGTCTTCAAGGATGAAGGAAGGCGAGTTCAATCAGGCTATTGGTAATCTTCTGATGCTATGCAAGTTCTTTAGGAAAATGAATGCTGCTGTAGATATCAGGCCGTTTACTTTCGGTTCTACTCCTTTGGATGCGACTATTGTTTGTGCGACAAGCATTGTCAATGCTTTTCGTGCGAAGCATAAGCTTCAGATCGTCAACACCGTCATTCTTACCGATGGCGAGGATACAGACAGTATTGAGGTTAGGAACAAGGGCTATAATCCATATACTCAAGATGTGGTTCTTCGTGATACCGTTACCAAGAGTGAAGCTGTTGTCGATAATCTGTGGGATAAATCTGCCACAACGGCAATCTTCTTGAATCGTCTGCGCGAAAGAACTGGAACGAATGTGATTGGATACTATATAAATTCCGGTCGAGTGAATTCCATGTCTTTCTCACAGTATTCAGCAGATCCAAATCAGGTCGAGAAGCTGTATAAGGACTATGTAAAGAACAAGTACATTGAAGTTACCAATCTTGGTTATTCGGTGTACTACATTCTCAAGGCTGAGGAGATGAACATTCAGACCACCGAACTTAATCTTGGTAAGGCAACTACAGCAAAGAGCATTGCGAAGGTCTTTGCCAAGTATTCCAAGAACAAGTTGGACAATCGTATTGTTCTTTCCCGGTTCATTGAGAAAATTAGTGCTTGATTATACCAATCATATATCGTATACTAAATTATAACTTGATAGAGGAAAATATGTCGCTTACGGAAAAGCAGATTGCTTTCATTCGACTGGCTAACCAGAACGGGTATATGACTACCATTTCTCGCAAGGATGCCAAGGAACTTTGCCGCGCTCATAACTTCAAGTGGCCTAGGTGGATCGCGATTGACGATCAGTATCGTCACTCTCGCGGTGTCTATAAACTTCCCAGCATTGGTGCTGTAGAAACTCCTATACCTTCTGTTTCGGAAACTCCTATGCCACAGGCAACTACGATGAATCTTCAGACTATTGGTACAAACATCTCGGAGTCTTTGATTCCGACTCCCAATAAGAATTACGTTCCCTTTGGTAACTTCTCGGATGTTGAGTCGATCATCTCATCCAAGATGTTCTATCCAGTCTATATCACTGGTCTGTCTGGCAACGGCAAGACCATGATGGTCGAGCAGGCTTGTGCCAAGGCTCGCCGCGAGATGGTTCGCGTGAACATCACGGCTGAGACTGACGAGGACGACCTGATTGGTGGTTTCCGTCTTGTCGATGGTCAGACTGTGTGGCATAATGGTCCCGTTGTGATGGCGATGGAGCGTGGTGCGGTTCTTCTTCTGGACGAGGTTGACCTTGGCACTATCAAGCTTATGTGTCTTCAGCCCGTGCTGGAAGGCAAGTCGGTCTTCATCAAGAAGATCAACAAGCTGGTTCAGCCTGCTCGCGGTTTTACCGTAATCGCTACTGCAAATACCAAGGGTCGTGGTTCTGACGATGGCCGCTTCATCGGCACTAACGTCATGAACGAGGCGTTTCTGGAACGTTTCTCTATCACGATGGAGCAGGAGTATCCGCCTGCCGTAACCGAGAAGAAGATTCTACATAATCTTCTGGATCGTACGGAGGATGACAAGACCTTTGTTGAGCTGCTTATCAAGTGGGCAGATGCAATTCGTCGTACCTATTACGATGGCGGCACGACCGAGATTATTTCCACTCGTCGTCTTGTGCATATTTGCGACGCATACAAGATCTTCAGTCGTGATCGCATGAAGGCAATTCGTCTGTGTCTAAATCGTTTTGATGTTGACACCAAGACTTCGTTCATGGATCTGTATACAAAGATTGATGCAGAGGCTAATGCTCCTGTTGTTGCTAATACGGAAACGTCTACAGCAACGACGAATGCATCTCTTGAAGATAAGATCAAGCAGGCTAACGAGATTGTGTTTTAATGCTTGACAAACCAATTCGGTATTGATATAATACTGAATAATGGAGCGGCGTATTTGGTTGCTCGCCGCTCCGTTTTTTCGATGCAACCTTTTGTTATGGAGTGTTATATATGGCTAAGATTTCTGCTAAGGCTCGTATGCTTTCGGTTCTGAAGGGCAACTCATCGTACAATACTTTTTCGGTTGCACAGGGTCGCAATCGTTTTGGTATCAAGAACGTTGCGCAGCGCATTCATGAGCTGCGTCAGGACGGTCACGCAATCTACACGAACCTGAAGCGTCGTGGCGATGGCAGCACTGTTCGCGTTTATCGTCTTGGTACTCCTACCAAGGCCATGAAGGCTGCTGCTCGCAAGACCAAGACTCGTCGTTCTGCCTGAGTTTAGTATAGGTTGAGCCTATTGAAGGGGAAGAGAAATCTTCCCCTTCTTTCTATTTGCTAACTAAATAGGAGTATGGTTTAGTAATCATTTTTTGAGTGGAGTATACTATGGAAATTTCTATCTCTGTTGAGGAACTAAGAAAAAGAAAATTGTTTATTGCTACGCCAATGTACGGCGGCATGGCAAATGGACTTTACATGAAGTCCTGCTTGGATCTACAAGCTATTCTAAATCAATATGGCGTTGAAGCCAAGTTTTCATTTCTATTTAACGAATCACTTATTACTCGCGCAAGAAATTATCTTACTGATGAATTTCTTCGTAATGAAGGATTTACGCATCTCTTGTTTTTGGATTCTGACATTCATTTCAATCCACAAGATGTTGTAACTCTTCTTGCTCTAGATAAAGAAATTATTGGTGGACCATATCCCAAGAAGTCGATTAATTGGGGTAATGTCGCACAGGCCGTTAAGAACAAGCCTGATATTTCTCCGGGCGAACTTGATGGATTGATTGGTGAATTCGTTTTCAATCCAGTAGCCGGAACAAAGCAGTTTTCAATTACTGAACCTCTTGAAGTCATGGAAATCGGTACAGGTTTCATGATGATCAAGCGTGAAGTCTTCAAGAAATTTGAAGACGCATTTCCAGAATATCGTTATAAGCCAGATCATGTCGGTCAAAAGCACTTTGACGGATCTCGCTACATTCATGCGTATTTTGATACGATCATTGATCGTGGTCCAAATGCACCAGGATCATCGGAGAGATATTTGTCGGAAGATTATTTCTTCTGTCAGATGTCTCGCAAGATCGGTATCAAGATTTGGCTGTGTCCTTGGATGAAGACACAACATGTCGGAACATTTGCGTTTACTGGCGACCTATCTAAGATTGCTCAGTATACAGGACGCATATGATCATAGGATTCGTTGGTACCATTGGCTCAGGCAAAGGTACTGCGGGTGAAATATTGGCGCAGCGAGGATTCTTCACCGAATCTTTCGCTGCTCCTCTTAAGGACATTACCGCAAGTCTATTTGGCTGGCCTCGTCATTTATTGGAAGGCGATACACAAGAGTCTAGGGAGTTTCGCGAAAGTAAAGATCCATGGTGGTCTGAAAGGTTTGGTAAAGATATAACACCAAGATACATTCTACAAATAATAGGAACTGAATGTATGCGCGATTGCATTCATACAGATTTCTGGGTTGCTTGTTTGGAAAAAAGAATAAAACTAAATCGTGATTATGTAATCACAGATGTAAGATTTCCAAACGAAATTGACTCCATTCACAAGATGGGCGGCAAGATTGTAGAAATACAAAGAGGCGCAATATCAGAATGGTATATTCATGCAACAATGTATAATAATGGTGATTCTGGAATAAAACCAGATGTTCATTATTCAGAATGGGCGTGGATGGGATATAAGACTGATTATACCATTAGTAACAATGGAACAAAGGAAAATCTAGAAGAAGAGATTGAATTGATGTTGGAGTGCTTGACTCCACCAAACTAATGTGATACTATTGTCTTCATACATTGAAGGAGTTTATTATGAAAATTTCTCAGGATACAATCAACATTCTAAAGAACTTCTCCCAAATCAATCAGGGGATTTTCTTCAAGAAGGGCGACACAATTTCAACAATTTCGCCTCAGAAAAACATTCTAGTAGAAGCCACGGTCAAGGAATCGTTTCCAAATGACTTTGGTATCTATGATCTTCCAAATTTCCTGAGTGTTCTTTCACTCAGCAAGGATGATCCAGAATTGTCTTTCTATGACAAGCATCTGACATTGTCGGGTCACAATGGACGTTCAACGATAACCTATCGTTATACAGATGCATCCATGATCGTATGTCCACCAGATAAGAAGCTGACTGTACCTAGTGCAGTTGCTACTTTTGATCTGGATGAAAATGATCTATCATGGATTTCTCGTTGCGTTGCAATTCTTCAGCAACCAAACATGAGCATTGAGAGTGATGGTGATGCAATTAATATCACTACATTTGATGCCACGAATGACTCGTCACATACACAGAAGTTGCAGATCGCTAAGGGTAATGGCGAAAGCTTCAAGTTTGTTCTTCGTACCGAGAACATCAAGTTGATCTCGACCAATTATACTGTAGCTGCAACAAAGGGAATCGTGACTTTCACCGGCAAGAATATTCCAATCAAGTATTGGATTGCAACTGAAAAGATGAAGGAGTGATAATATGTCAACAATTGGTAACAATAGTGGCGTTCCTGCAATGTCGCCAGAAGAAATCAGAAAGGTTGCTGACGCTATTGAGGTGCTAAACGATAGCATGACCCGTGTTGCTGCTGAACGTGATCTTGTCAAGGAAACGGTAAACAAGTTGCATGAGGAAATTGGCTTTCCGAAGAGACTTCTGCGCCGTCTTGCAAAGACACACTACAATAGATCTTTCGAAATGGACACTCAAGAGAACCGCGATTTCGAGAGCGCATACGAGACTGTTACAAGCAAGAAATAATCTTCTATGGCTCGCAAAAGATATGCAACATGTGCTTGTGAACTTTGTTATGTTAGAGTTCCAAAAAACGAGGCTTTTTGTGAGCAAGTAACAGAAGAAACGGGCGGCTGGGAAGGCGAGGGTGGAGGATCAAGTAGCTCAAATTCTTGGACAACCGGAAACTATAGATCTTCAAATAGAAGTTATAGTTCAAGTAGAACGCATTATAGACATCGTACGGTCTGGTTTTGTGCGGATTGTTACGGAAAACTACAATTGTTTAGACAAGAACAAGAACGTATTAGACTTGAAGAAGAAAAACTAAAAGAAGAACGAAGAAGATTGGCGAGAGAGCAGAGAAAGCCTCTTGTTATATTCTTCTGGATCGTCGTTGTTCCTTTAATTCTTGCAATGTGTTCAATTAGTAGTTATACTGGTGTGAAGTAAAAAGGAGATTTGTAATGGCAAATAATGATCAATTTCTGTGGACCGAGAAGTATCGACCACAGAAGGTTTCTGATTGCATTCTTCCCGAAAATATCAAGAGTGCATTCCAAGAATATGTGAATCAAAAGAACATTCCAAATCTTCTTCTTACAGGTGGTCCCGGCGTAGGTAAGACTACAATCGCCAAGGCCATGTGCAATGAAGTGGGTTGTGATTTCATGGTGATCAATGGTTCAGATGAACGTGGTATTGACGTTCTTCGTACCAAGATCAAGTCATATGCCTCGTCAATGAGTTTTTCTGGTGGTAGAAAAGTCGTTATCATTGACGAGGCAGACTATCTGACACCAGAAGCACAGGCAGCAATGAGAGCAGCAATCGAAGAGTTTTCGGCAAACTGCTCTTTCATCTTTACTTGCAATTACAAGGCGCGATTGATTGATGCGATTCATTCACGCTGCTCTGTGATTGAATTCAAAATCAAGAATGGAAACAAGGTCAAGATGGCTGCTGGATTTCTAAAGAGAATCCAGCACATCCTCGATATCGAAAAAGTAAAGTACGATAATACCGTTCTTGTTCAAATCATACAAAAGCACTTTCCTGACTATCGTCGTGTATTGAATGAGCTACAGAGATATTCGGTAAAGGGTGAAATCGACACGGGTGTATTAGCACAAGTTGCTGATGTCAATCTCAAGGATCTTGTCTCGCATCTCAAGGAAAAAGACTTTACATCCATGCGTAAGTGGGTGGGTGTGAATAATGATGCAGATCAAGTCAAGATTTTCCGTTTGATCTATGACTCATTATATGATATTCTACAACCACAGTCTATTCCTCAGGCTGTCGTAATTCTAGCCGATTATCAATATAAGTCGGCATTTGTTGCGGATCAAGAAATCAATATGGTTGCGTGTTTGACCACGATCATGATGGAGTGTTCGTTCAAATGAAAACCATGGATCTATTCAAAGATATATTGCCGGCAATTCAAAAAACAAAGAAGGATCTATCGAATGAGCCAGACTTTGAGAAATCGTATAATGCATTTGTGGTCAATCGTGCGCTATCATATCACGTTGATTCTATATTACATGCCAATGAAATGAACTTGAGACACGGTTTGGACGAAAAGCTACAATTCCAATATTATCTAAATAGTATTAGATCTATGAAACGCAAGTTTCAGCCGTGGGTCAAGAAAGAGAAGAATGATATTCTGGATGCTATCAAAGAATACTACCAGTGTTCAAGCGCAAAAGCACTAGAAGCAATGCGAATCCTCTCCTCTGATCAGGTTGATCATATAATAACTATAACAAAAAAAGGTGGAGTGGGTAATGTGGAGCGTAGAAGACATGGTGGAGGTGACGCTAAAAGAGCGTGATGACTTCCTTAAAGTCAAAGAAACATTGACTAGAATTGGCGTAGCTTCAAAGAAAGATCAGACACTCTATCAGTCTTGTCACATTCTTCACAAGCAGGGAAAATACTATATCGCACATTTCAAGGAATTGTTTGCACTTGACGGTAAACCAACTAACTTTTCAGAAAGCGATATAGGTAGACGTAATTCAATCGCCAATCTTCTTGCTGAGTGGGAGCTAATTGCTCTAGTCAAGCCGGAGAAAACAGCAGAACCTATTTGCCCACTAAATCAAATCAAGATATTGGCATTCAAGGACAAGAACGATTGGCAACTAGTAGCAAAGTATAATATTGGTAAAAAGAAAATTGAAACTGAATAAATCATGGAGATTTTGTTATGGCAATCAAATTGAAATTCCACAAGCTACATCCCGAAGCACAAGCACCTGTATATTCAACAACAGATGCCGCTTGTTTTGACATCTCCCTATGCACATATGGAAAGATGGCATTCAAAGGTTATGATGAGTCGGGTAAAGAGTTTACAAGACTATTGACTACTGATGGTGGCGTTCTATTATGTCCAAAAGATAGAGTTCTTGCACCAACTGGACTCATTTTCGACATTCCTAAAGAATACTCTATTCGCATTCACCCTCGTTCTGGTCTTTCTTTGAAAGAGGGATTGACACTTGCAAATGCACAAGGTGTCATTGATTCAGATTATATGGAAGAAACATTTGTCATGCTAACGAATCTTTCTTCAAGAAATATCAACATCCCTAATCTAAGCAGAATTTGTCAAGGTGAACTTGTAAAGAACAATAGAGCCTCTTTCGAGGAGATTAAGGAAAGACCGACGCGCGATAATACAAATCGCAAAGGTGGATTCGGTTCTACGGGCACGAAAGCCCTTGACAAACCGTCAGCAAATACTATATAATACACATACTAGAGCCATACTGGGCTAGTATGTTTTCAACTTGCTTAAAAGGAGTTAAACATGACATTCGCATACGGACGTAATCTGCTTCCATCAACTGTTGGGTTTGATAGACTTCTATCTACCCTGGACGAAGCACTAAATATTCCCGACAAGGTTCTAACGTCATTTCCACCATACAATATCGCAAAGATTAGCGAAGATAAGTATGTGATTGAGCTAGCAGTTGCTGGTTTCAAGAGAGAAGAAATCGACATTACCTTGGAAGACAACAAACTAACAGTTCAAGGGAACGCAAAGAAAGATGAGGACAACGGCAAAACTTATTACCATCGTGGCATTGCTCTTCGTAATTTTACCCGTGTATTTACTCTCGCTGACACGGTAGTAGTAAAGTCCGCTGATCTTGTTGACGGAATGCTTGTGATTGAACTTGAAAATGTGATTCCGGAAAATAAGAAGCCTCGCAAGATTCTTCTGAACGACAAGAACTTTACAACCGAAAAAGTTCTCGCTTCAAAATAATTTCTGACTAAATAATCTCACTTAATCTTAACATCTAACCAGTCACCGTGGGTATTGTACTCACGGTGACTTTCTTCTAGAAAGGATACTTTGATGGAACAATACTGGGGTTATCACGCAATGCTTGATTGTCGCGCCTGCGATATTGAATTAATCAAGAGTTATGATAATGTTTATAATTTTGCAAAGAGTCTTGTGAATGCTATTGATATGAAAGCCTTTGGAGAACCTCAGATTGTTCATTTTGGCGAAGGAAATAAAGCTGGATTTACTCTCGTTCAACTCATCGAAACAAGTAATATCTGTGCTCATTTCTGCAATGATACAGGTGACGCATACATTGATGTGTTTTCCTGCAAGCCCTATGATCGTGATGTGGTAAGAGATCAGATCATTCAATTCTTCAATCCACGACAGATCACAGTCAACTACATTGAACGTCAGGCATGAGAGATGACTGTATCATACATGGGTCGGCATGTTATTGCTGATTTGCATGATGTATCTGCGGAACTTCTTGGCTCAATTGATTTTTGGAAAGAAATCCTAATTGATGGAGCCAAGAAGTCTGGCGCAACAGTATTAAGCGATCACTTTCATCACTTTGGTGATGGATATGGTCTTACTGGTGTAATCGTTCTTGCAGAGAGCCATATCAGCATTCACACATGGCCAGAAAAAAACTACGCGGCAATCGATGTATTCATGTGCGGGACATGTGATCCTGAAGTTGCAGTAGATCATATTACAAGCAGACTAAATAGTATTGTCAAAAAAGACTTGATTTATCGAAAGTAATTTGATATACTTGCTTGATAATTGGGAGATTATATTATGAGATATATTGGCTATTCAGTCTCTCGCTGTGTGCGCGATATCGTAAAGAAGCGTGTGAATATTTTAGCAATTGAAGTCGTCATTGGCCGCACAATGATTGAGAATGAGCAACACATTGCCGAAGTTTCTCGTGGCTATCATTCACTACCAAAATCTGATTATAGATCATGGGCTGATCTAGATCTTGACGCTTGTCAGAAAGTATTGCTTGAACTATACCGTGATGGCAAGCTTCATCAGCCAAGACTATATGGCAAATATCCTATTCGCATGGATAATCATTGGGGTGTGATTGCTCCATTTCCCATGAGCGCCTTCTAATGAAGGTTGTAGTTATTATTCCAACTACAGGTGACAACAAAGTTCTGCGGGCAATCAAGAGCGTAGAAAATCAAACATATGAAAACACAAGTTATCTTCTTGTTGTTGATGGAAATAAATTCAAACCAAGATTTGATGATTTATTCGTAAATAGCGATCCATATGTACCACCAAAAGATGTCGTATATCTAAAGCACAATACTGGCGCCGATGGATTCTATGGTCATCGCATATACGCAGGTTTCTCCCATCTTGTTAACGAAGACATCGTGCTATTTCTTGATCAGGATAATTGGTTTGAACCCGATCATGTTGAAAAGCTTGTAAAGACATTACAAGCTAGCAATCTAGCATGGGCGTATAGTCTAAGAAACATATATGACAAAGATGATAATTTCTTGTGTCGCGACGATTGCGAAAATCTAGGAAAATATCCTGTGTGGAATGGCATGCACTATCATGTTGATACTAGTGCATATGCGTTTCGTCGTGAGTTTCTAATTCGCGTTGCTTCGGTGTGGCATTCTGGCTACGCCGGAGATAGACGCTTTTTCAACACAATAAAAGATCTTGCTCCATTTGATACGAGCGGAGCATATACATTGAATTATAGATTGGACGGCAATCCTAATTCTGCATCGCCTGAATTTTTCATTCATGGGAACAAGATGAATGAGCAAAAATATAATGGTAATTATCCTTGGAGAAAATCATGAGCAACATTAAAATTGAGTATATGCAAAAATATGGTTCGGGCAAAATCTTTGTAGAGACTGGGACTTATCTTGGTGATACAGTTCAGCTTGCTCTTGATGCGGGATTTGATCTTGTTCATACAATTGAAGTTGATCAAGATATGTTTGACAAATGTCACGCTCGTTTCAAGGATAATTCAAACGTAAAATTGTGGTTTGGTGACTCTGTAGATATAATTCCTCAAATTGCAGATCAACTAGTAGAGCCAGCCACATTTTGGCTTGACGCTCATGCAAGCGGTCCACTTCAGGGCGGTCGTTATGCTCCGTGTCCTCTTGTTCTGGAACTTGAGTCGATCTATGGAAAAAAGAAATTGCGTTTTACTGAAAACGGTTCAGAAATGTATCGTGAAAAGTCATCTATTGACACGCACACAATCATGATCGATGATCGTCGTTTGCTTGGATCAGCTGAATGGGGATTCGTGCAGGAAAAGCAAATCATGGATCTTCTTTTTGCAATCAATCCAAATTATAAGATCGTTTATCTCGATGGCCATCAGGCAAACGATATCATTTGTGCTACGGTAAAATGACATGAAGAAAGATCTAATTCTTGGTTGTATCACAAATTATACTTTTGACAAAGTTGCAAATTGGGCAAATTCAATTGATCGTTCAGGATTTGATGGTCATAAGCTTGTCATAGCATATAATGTCGGATTTGATATTGTTGATGAACTGACAAAAAGAAACTTTACTGTAGTTACATTTAATCGTGATGATGCAAACAGAAGATTCACATATCGAGAAAATTTCAATATCGTCGTTGATCGTTTCTATCATTCTTGGAAAGTATTGAATGATATTGAAGATCAAGTAAGATACGTTATTGCTACTGATGTTCGCGATGTTGTATTTCAGACTAATCCTACTGAATTCTTGAACAGGCATATGGGACCTCAGTTTTTTACAAAGATAATTGCTTCTACTGAAGGCATTCGTTACAAGAATGAAACTTGGGGAAACAACAATATGAAGTTGAGTTTTCCTTTCATTCACGAATATATGGCAAATCATGTAATTTACAATGCTGGAGTAATGGCAGGTTCTATTGAGACAATCAAGGATCTATTTCTCAATATTTACATGATATGTGCAAATATGCCACATACAATTCCCGGAGGCGGTGGTCCAGATCAAGCAGCGTACAACGCTTTGCTATCGATGAACAACTATTCAAATTTAACTATGTTCACAAGTGCCAAAGATGCATGGGCAGCTCAACTAGGAACAGTTGCAGATCCAAGCAAGATAAATCAATATAGACCATATCTAACTGATCATGAACCAATCATTGAAAATGGCGAAGTATATAATAATGAAGGTCAAAAATATTGCATCGTGCATCAGTATGATAGAGTTCCAAATCTTTTACCGTTAATCAATCTTAAGTATGGGAAATAACATGAGTGACATTATTAAAATAAACACATCAACAAATCAATTTCAAAAAGTAGAACAGCCCCTTACAATAGCCGAATATAAAGAACAAGGTAAGTGGCCATTTGATTTTATTACTGCAAAAGGTCTTGTTAACGTAATTAATGATCTTTCTACTCGTTTGAATAGAAATGTTGTTGGTCTTGAAATTGGAGTTTGTAAAGGAGAAAATATCGTTCATTTTCTTGAGCAAACAAATAGAATAGATAAGATTCATTGCATTGATCCATATCTTCCATACATGGATTGGATTGGTCCTGTAACTCAAGAAGATGTAGATTTGTATCTTGATATCACCTTGAAAAATTTTGAACCACATAAAGACAAGATTGTATTCTACAAAGACACATCAGATAATTGCGTAAGCAAGTTTAGCAATGAACAGTTTGACTACGTGTTCATTGATGGTGATCACTCTTACGAGGGCGTCAAGAAAGACTTGAATAACTATTATAGTAAAGTCAAAACTGGTGGGGTATTTTCTGGACACGATATAAATCTACAGTCAGTACAACAGGCAGTTCGTGAATTTAGAGAGCAAAATTTGATCACAAATCAAATTCAGTTTACTGACGTAAACGTTTGGTATTGGGTGAAGTGATGCAAAAAAAGCCACTAAAAATAGGATTTGCTGATGTCTGCACATCGGAATTCTATGAAACTATTCTAAGTCAAAGATATGAATTGACTATTGATAATGAAAATCCAGACTTTCTTTTCTTTGGCGATGAAAATTTTGGAACAAGAAATCTTCAATATTCAAAAGATAAGTGCATAAAGATATTTCATACTGGCGAAAATCGTAGACCAGAAAACTATGATTGTCATTATGCGATGACATTTGATCACAATCCAAATCCTTGGCACTATAGATTGCCGGGCTGGGCATTGGTTCCATTCTTCTACAAGAAGTATGATTTCACGCATATTTTCAATGCACATACGATCAAGCATGAAAAGACAAAGTTTTGTGTTTTCATTCATAGAAATCCAAGCAACAATATTCGAAACGTTGTATTTCATGAATTATGTAAGTACAAAAAAGTAGATAGCGCAGGTCCCCTATTCAATAACATCGGACATGTTATTAGTCCCGAATATGACGCAAAGCTTGATTTCATCAAAAACTATAAGTTTGTTCTTTCTTTTGAAAATAGTCCGCATCCAGGATATGTTACTGAAAAAATCATGGACGGATTCTATGTGAATTCTGTTCCAATTTATTGGGGATCTGCTACTGTCGACCTGGACTTCAATGAAAATAGTTTTATCAATGCAGGCAAGTTTAATAATATAAAAGAGTTGATTGATGAAATCATTCGAATTGATAACGATGATCAGCTGTATAATAACATCATTTTACAAACAAAATTCAAACACAACATTCCACCTTCTTGCATGATCTATGATAATTTTCTAAATTGGTTTGATGCGATTGTGTATAACAAATTAAACATGAGAACTTAATCGTGTCAGATTTTTCAACCACTGTAATGAAAGATGTAGAAATTGATGGCGAAAAGAATTGGCACTATTATCATGAACGTGACAATCAATGG